CCTTTATATACATTTTTATATGATAATTTAGATGAGTTTGCTACTGGAACTATAGCTTCTTGTATACTAATTATAGCTGAATCGCAATATACTGATTCTCATGTTGTTGATAAAGAAATCAATATTATGGCAATGTTTGTAAAACTAATGAATGAATTATAATGAATAATCCTAACTTAAATATTAAATCAGAAGACTTAAAACCAATGATATGTAGTGAATGTGGCGGAATGTATTTTCGGCAAGTTCTTGCAATCAATAAAGTATCAAGATTTTTAACAGGACAAGATAAAGATACTGTTGTTCCTGTCCCTGTGTTTAGATGTGATGATTGCGGTCATGTACCAGAAGAATTTCAACCGGAGACAAAATAATGGGAGCACCATACATAAAAGCACCAGTAGTTCTGGTATTTAAAACTTCTAATAGATCCAATGCAAGAACTAAAATGAAAGTTTATAAGAATAAGAATATAGATCATGTAAACGAAAAAAGATTGCCAGGAGTTCCAGAAAATTCTATTTTTTTAGAACTAGCTATTGGCGAACATTTTATAGAAAAGTACAAACATAAATACAAAATATGACAAAGAAACCTGCAACTATTTTTGACTTTATAACTGGTATGACACATAAGAAGAAAAAATGGTCTGAATACACAGATACAGATCAAAAAAAGTTTTCTTCATTTATTGTTAACAGATGGTTGTCAATGAGGATGGAATTAATTGAAATAATCAATCAGTTACAAAAATATACAATTGGGTTACTATCACCACGCGATACTTATCGTCTCTATCACGGTATTCTACCTACCCAGAGAACCTTTGCTAAGTACATAAAAGGAAAAAAGGAAGATAAGTACGACAAACAATTGATTTCACAAATTGCAGATCACTACCTAGTAAGTCAATCAGAAGCTATTGATTATATTGATCTAATGCCTAAAGATAGTTGCAGCTCTTTGTTATCTATGTATGGATATACAGAAAAAGAAATTAAAAAAATGTTAAAAGGTAAAAAATGAAATTTGAATCAGACAATACAGAATCAGTAAATACCCAATATCATTATGTAGGTAAATCAAGTTTATACAAATTTTCAGAAGAATGGGACTTAAATTCATATGAATTTGATATTATCAAAAGAATTGTTAGATGTAGAAAAAAAGGACAATTTGAAGAAGATCTAACAAAGACTAAAGATCTAATAGACATTTATCTTACTGAATATTTGGATCAATCCGAATAATTTCTTATAATATAAATAAAAATACTATGGCAAATAACGTATATACAGTTGTGAGTATAGAAGCTTCAAAAGAACTTATAAAAAATTTTGCAGATAAATTATTTACTCCAGAAGTAGAAGAAGCAGATTGGAAGAAAAAAAGTGATCTGTTAGCTGACAATTTATATGGATTATTATATAAAGATTATCCTAAAGACAACTTAACAAGAGATTGGATGACTGAAAATGTAGGAGCTAAATGGTGTTTTGTACATGATTGGTTTTTAGGTGATGATACTATAGATTTAACATTTGATTCAGCTTGGTATCCACCAGAAGAATTATTTCATGAGATAGCAGATTGGTTTACAAAGCGAGGAGAGTTTGAAATGGAAGCTAGAAGTGAAGATGAAGCATACATACATGTATCAGGAGGTTATGCAAATCAAAATGGATCTGATTTCATTTGCGATGATGAGAACCTTCCAGAATATCCAAATGATGAAGATTACAAAGATCAATATGATTATGATGAAGCAGTTGATAAGTTTTATGACATCATTGCAGAACGAAAAGATGATCTTGTATTGGAGTGTAAACAAGAACTTATGATATATCCATGAAATCCGGATACATAAATCCTATATATAAATTATCATTAAATGATGTATCAAAAGCTCCTGCTAAGATATCTTATTCACAATGGTCGATGTTTGAAAAATGTCCACATCAATGGAAACTTCCTATATAGATAAATTAGCACCATTTACTTATAGCATAGCAACTTGTTTCGGGACAGCATTTCACGAAACGTTACAAGAATATTTAACGGTAATGTATACCGAATCTATAAAAGCAGCAGATAATTTAGATCTTCGAGATATGTTGCTAACCTGTATGAAAATGGAATATGCAAAAGGAGTGAAGGCTAGTAATGGCGTTCATTTTTCTACTCCAACTGAATTAGCAGAACATTTAGAAGATGGAATGGCTATTCTAGAATGGTTTAAAAAGCGTAGAGCTCAATATTTTTCAACAAAAAATCAAGAGCTTGTTGGAATTGAAATTGAACTAGGAGTACCTGCATCAGATAAGAATAAAAACGTATTTTGGTATGGATTTATTGATGTTGTAGTTAGAGATACTGTACTAAACAAAATTAAAGTTATAGACATAAAAACCTCAACAAGGGGATGGAATAAATATCAAAAATCAGACAAACTAAAAGCAGCTCAATTAGTTGCATATAAAAAATATTTTTCAGATCAATTTGGAACGCCTATAGATAATATTGATATTGAATTTTTCATAGTAAAAAGAAAGCTATTAGAAGAATCAATGTTTCCACAAAAAAGGATACAATTACTAAATCCAGCATCTGGATCAGTTACAAGAAAAAAAGTACAACGAAGTATAGACTCATTTATAGAACATTGCTTTGATGAAACAGGAAACAAAAGGAAAGATCAAAAATATCTAGCTCTAGCAGGAAGAGGATCTAAAAACTGTAAATGGTGTCCATTTAAAATGGATTATGAAAATTGTCCTAAAGAAAATAGGATTCGTGAATAAATTTTAATATAATAAATAAAAAGGAAATTATGGATGGATTATTATTAGACGCATTATATGCAAAATATCATGCAGATAAATCAGATGCATTAGCAAGATTAAATGTTTATTTAACAAACTCAGTTGGAATTGGTGAGCATCCTCAACATACAGAAGAAATGGATCAAATAGTAGATCAATTTGCAACGGCACAAGATAAGTTAGAAGCATTAAAAATGATGGTTTCCCATATTGCTCGAGTAGAGTCTAAAAAGCCTAACTCAAATGATAAAGAACTATTAAATGATTAAAGTTGCTGTTATTGGTAATAAAGAATGGCAAAATCGAAGAAAAGTACAACAAGTACTAACTGAACTTAAACAACGATTTAAAAAGGATATAGTTTTAGTAGGTGCAGGTGGAAGTGAAGGAGCAAATTATTTTGTTAGAAAATTTGCATTGGAATTTGGTATGGCATATGAAGAGTATAATCCATCATATACTGGACGAAACTTATATTCAGCACTACCAGAATCATACTATGGAAAAAAATATCATTTTTCTCAACTATTACATCGTATGAGATTGATAGCAGAAAATTGTGATTATATGATTATGCTGAACAATCAACATGATATGAATCCGCAATTAAAAACAGCATATAATAAAATTAAGAAATTAGATAAACCAATAGTGGTTTTAAGTTAACTATATTTATAATAAAGTTATAATATACAATAAAGGTTTTAATGAGTAAGAGAAAAAAAATTTTACTATTATCAGATGATCTAAGACTTCCATCTGGTATTGGAACAATTTCGAAAGAAATCGTAATAAATACTGCTAAGTATTTTGATTGGATACAATTAGGTGGATCAGTCAAACATCCAGATGAAGGAAAGTTATTTGATGTCTCTGCAGATGTCAGAAAAGAGTCTGGCGTAGAAGAAGCAAATGTACGTATATTTTCTATTTCTGGATATGGAAACAGAAATATATTATTTCAAGCATTAAATCAAGAAAAGCCAGACGCAATTTTTCATTTTACCGATCCTAGGTATTGGACTTGGCTATATGAACTAGAACATGAAATAAAAACTACATTCAATATTCCATTAATTTATTATTCTATATGGGATGACCTACCATACCCAATGTGGAATGCTCCATTTTATGGAAGTTGTGATTTAATAATGGGCATTTCAAAACAATCTGATAATATACATCGTGAAGTATTGTTACAGAATGATTTTGGCGTTTATGATTATGATCTCGAAGATAACACAGTTGCTCCTGAATTAGATTGGGATGAAGTAGTTACTGGTTTTGTTCCACATGGATTAAATCATAATATATTCAAAACATTGTCAAAGTCCGATGAATTGTATCAAAAATTTCATAATGATATAAAAGTTAAAAATGATGTTGATTTCGTTGTATTTTGGAACAATCGAAATATACGAAGAAAACAACCTGGAGATGTAGTGTTATCATTTAAACATTTTAGAGATATGTTGCCAAAAGATCAACAAGATCGAGTAGCATTATTAATGCATACGCAAGCAGTTGACAATAATGGTACTGATTTGAGAGCTATAGCAAAAACAGTTGCACCAAATTGTAAAATATTGTTTTCAGAAACAAAACTTTCGGCAATAGATTTAAATGCAATGTATAATATAGCAGACGTTACTGTTAATATTGCCTCTAATGAAGGATGGGGACTTAGTAGTACAGAATCACTATTAACAGGAACTCCTATTATTAATAATGTAACAGGAGGATTACAAGATCAATGTGGATTTTTAGACGAAAATAACAAATGGATTCAATTTGATACTCAATTTCCGACAAATCATAAAGGAAGATATAAACTTAATCATGGTAATTGGGCCATCCCAGTATTTCCATCAAACAGATCACTACAAGGTTCTCCACAAACACCATACATATTTGATGATAGATGTAGTTTTGAAGATGTAGCAGAAGCCATGTATGGCTGGTGGATAACACCAGTTGAAAAAAGAGAGAAATGCGGACAAGAAGGACGTGAATTTTGTTTAAAT